TAGCAAAACGTCGCCTTCCTCTCGTTCGTCTGCCTCTACCCGCTCAAAATCCAGTGCCTTTGCGTGACGCAAAAAGATGCTGTCCGTTGTTTCTAAATTCTTGGGTCGCTCAAAATGTGGCAGCATGACGCCCAAAAGAGCGTAATACTGGCGCAGCACTTCATAGCAATCTTGCGTGCCATACTTCCACTCCTTCCCGACTATGGCTTTATAGTCCACCATTCTTTGCTTGGAACAGAATAGACGTACCACCTAATTTTAGTTTGCATACAGGCCCTATAGTCATAATGACTAATTGGAGTGCCTTGAGGATGCGAATGCACAATTGCTTCAATCGCTCCTAATGCCATTGCTCGCGCATAATCAACAGGATCAATGACAAAACTATTTTCTGGATCGTCAGCGATGTTCCTGCAAGGAAAATAACTTCCGTTAACGACAAGACCTGCTGCCTCTTTTGGATGCTCAAGCTCAGCGTGCTTAGCTGCTTTAAGCCTGAAGTCTTGCGCCATAAAATCCACCAAAAGGCAATTCATTTTGCTTGCCAAATCTTGCCTGACAGCTAGACAAACGCTTGCCGCAGACATCAGCATTCCGCTTTTCTTGATCCGTTCCAGTAGTTATGGGTTGATCATTGATCGTAAAACATTGGCCGCCAACATAACCGCATTCTGAACCACGGTATTGCCACGGGCAAAACTCTTCAATTGTGCGCCTAGGAATGCCTACGTTTATCAAATCAAGCTTAGGACTTAACTCAAACTCGACAAATTGCTGGTTTTCAGAAGCAATTCGATCGATGTACCATGTTTCAACAATTTTGGCGTCTGGATCAGCCGTATCGTTAAACGTTTCCATGATAAACGTATCAGCGCCTTGCGTTACAAGGGTGTCGGTTATGTCCGACTCTTCAGAAAAAGAAAACGCTTGTCCATAGTTTGTAGTGTCAATAAATTTAGCAAACGTACGAATCCTTTTGACTTTTGCCGCTAAAGGATTGTATAGCGCAATCAAGTTAGTTATCGCATTGTTGACGTTAGCAATTCGCATTGTCGGTCGCGGTAATGTTCCCTTTGCAGAAAATTCAAAACCGTCAACCTCTACCGGTACTGCGGAATACGTCACGCTATTAAACTTAAGATCCTCAGTTAATCCGTTCTTGCCTGCGTGATAACGCAAAGTGTCGTCAACACCATTTACAGCTTCCGTTAATTCAACCTCAAACAAATCAATAACAGCTGTGGGTGCAAGCTTTAAAAGCTCTTCCGCTAAAGGCTCAAAAGCTTCCCAAGTGACGTCACCGTCAATTAACGTCTGCGTGATCTTGAATGGAAATGCTGGCTCTTCATTGGGAAAATTTGCATAAACATCTGCTGTATCTGATGTGCCGCCAACAATACATTTAAAGGCAAGGGTGTTGCCTTTCGCTGGATTGGCGCGTACAACATCGCCAGCCTCATAAAGCTTTTCCGCTTCCCATTTATGCAGGACGTAGGGATAAGCCATTAGGTCTCAAATACCTGAACAAACGTTGTAGAAATTTCCGCTCGATCAACAAATGGGATTGTTTTCGTCCATTCCGAGCAAACAAACTTGCTGCTTGATGCCTCTCCAGGTGGTGTGTAGTTAAAAGACTCAACGCCGCCTCTTGCGTCGAGAAAAGCTTCAATCGTGTCAGCTTCTGACTCTGACACGCGAAACGTCAAGTTATAGGACTTTGGGTTTTGATTGACACCAAAGGTTGCTCGCTGGCTGTAACCGCTCCCAAACTGAATAGAACGCACTTGCGGAGCGCTCTGCTTTGTCATCCCTGGAGCGGGATCAAAATCAGGAAAAGTGCTACTCATTAGCGTGCAAGCAAGCCTCCAGGTCGCTGTTGCTTAACTATCTCCGACTGTACTGCCGCTCCAATCAACCCGCCAAGCTGTTTACCTGCTGCGCTGTCGCCTGACGCAGAAGTGCCCTTGGCATCAACGTTGACAACGACATTCGCTCCGCCACCAAGTTTGTTGTTTGGAACGATGTTGCCAGAAGAGTTAGGAACAAAAAGCTCAGGGCCTTTTTCGCCAACCATATAAGGCTTGCCGCCTGTAACAGGTCCACCGGCTGCCCTTTGCGGGAAGAATGCTGAAAGCCCAGGGATGCCGCCTAAGGCAGTGTTTACGCCAAACTGCAGCAAGATGCTGGCAACTTGTCGCAAGACCTGAGACGCCACGTCAGCAAGCGATTTCGTGCCTTCAACGGCTGCAGTTAATGCGTCAACAATTCCCGTTTGAATTGATTGGCCAATACCTTGATAAAGATCGTCCATTTTTTGCGCTTGAGCTTCCAAGGCTTTTTGAGCCTCATCGTGCAAATCAACTTGCCTTTCTAATTCTTGGTTAAACAGTTCTGCGTTGTAAAGAATGTTGCCCCGTTCTACTCCGTTCTCACGAATTAAATCACGCAATAACATAGCGTTTTTAACTTCTTCAACGTTGCCGCGTAACGTTGCCTCAAGAATAATTCTTTGGTCATCTATGCTGCGGAATTGATCTTCATAGGCTTTTGCTTTCTCCTCTTGCGTTCTTAAGGCAGCTTCTTCAATTTGTTGGACTTCTCTTGCTAATTGCAATCGTTTTCTGTCGGCCTCTGAAAGCCTTGAGGAAGTTGACCCGCTCCCACTTGCATCCAATTGCGCCAACAGTGCTTCAATTCGTTGCTGTGCAGCCTTTAGCTGTGGATCTAATTTAGGCTCTTCACCTTTTGTCCCTGGGCCTGCCGCCAACGCTTCGCGACGTTTTCTGATTAATTGCTCCATGGCAAAAATTGCGCCGCGTGTTTGCTCTGCAAGCTTGTTAATTTCTGGCGCGGCATCGCCTCCAAAACGCTGTGACACTCGATCAGCTGCAAAGCCAGCGCGATTTAACGCGCCCTGCATTTTGTCAAGCTCTTGAACGCTAGTTGCGACCATTGGGTTTAAAGCTCTGACAGCGTCCCTAACGTTTTGCAAGCCAGGAGCCGAACGCCCTGACCCGAGCACTTGCAAGATTGTGCTTATTCCTTGGAATTGAGCGCTTGCCCTGTCAAGCTCGCCAGTTGTTAAGTCATTAAACTTGCTTAATGCTGTATTTAACGCAACAATAATGTTATTTACTGTTGACAGTATTCGCTTTAAAGCAGGGCCTAAAACAGTGTCTAGCTGCCGGACAACGTTGCCAATGTTGTTAACAATACTGGTGGTTTGCGCGCTAACGGTCCCGCCAAGCAATTCCGTTGCCTTGTCTGCTGCGCCAGTCGCGTCAGCTTGATTTTTTAGATTTTTATTGTATGACACAAGGCCATCATTTGCTAATGGCAAAATCGTTGCAATTGCTTCAACACTGCCAAACAATTTTGTAAGCGCAACTTCACTCCCGCCTGTTTTGTCAACAACGTCTTGTAAAAACCCACCAAATCCTTTTGCTTTTATCGCAGCAGAGGTAAATTCAATTCCTAAAGCTGCTGCCGTTTTCTTTGCTTCCTCTGTTGGCTTGATAACGCTAGCAATTGCCTGCCTTAAACCAGAAAACGTAGACTCAACAGGCACGCCTTGCGCTGTAACACTAGAAATTGCAGCGTTTAATTCTTCAATTCCGACGCCAGCTGCAGCAGCAATTGGTGCCACTCGGCCAATTTGTGCCGCATATTGAGCAACAACAATTTTACCGTCGTTTTGCGTTTGAATAAAACCATCAACGAGCTTACCAGCCTTGTCAGACGACAAGCCATAAGCATTCAATACTGAAGTTGTTGCATCTGCAACTGTATTTAAATCAGACATTCCACCAATCGCGCCCTTTGCTGACGCTTCCAAAACCTGCGCCGCATCGCTTGCTTTTACAAAACCCGCAGATGCAACGTCGTAAGCAGCAGCTGTTAACTCTGTCTGGCCAATTAATCCGCCAAGACTGTTGCTAACTTTAAATAATTCTTGCTGTAAAATGTTTGCATCAACGCCAAGAGACCTTACAGCCGCTCTTGCTTTATCAGCCTCTGCAAAACCTTTAAAAAAACGTCTTGTAGCGTCTGCCAGGCCAATAAGAGGCAGCGCCTTTAAGGCGGCGCCCATTGCATCAAAACCTTTAGTCGTTTTTCGCGTCGCGCCGTCTAGACGGCGCAAATTATTGACAGCGTCTCGGGTGTTTAGCTGTACGCCTACTTCTGCGACGGTCGCCATAACTGCCCATTCATTGCCTTAACTTTAGCGCCCACGACGCGCCCGCTTCATTTCAGCCTCTTGTTCATCATTTAACAAGCCAAAATAAGTTGACCAAATCAACAGCTCCTCCCAGGTGACCTCATTCATTAATCGCGTCAACGTGTAGCCAAGCTCTTTTGCGACGCCAAGCTGCAACCTAAGCAGATTGTCTTTCTTCAGCTCAGCTTTCAGTCTTTTGGGTCAACTGCCTCAGCGCTGTCCTCTTCAATCACCGCAAGCATCAGCGCCTGTAAGTCAGCGTCACGCACTTCATGCTTTAGCTCAGCCGATTGCCCAGCGCTAAACAAACGCGAACCGCTTTCGTCTTGCGCTTTTAAAATCAGCAGCTGCAATGCAAACGCATTAACGTCATCTTGCGTTCCTTTTTGCGCTCGCTCGCGCTCAGCCATGGTCAATGGTGTGCGCCAAAACTCAAACGCTGATCCATCCTGAAGCGTTACGACTTTTTTCACTGGTTTTAGATTTGCAGCCTTTTTCAGCCGTTCAAGAGCGCTAGGCACAAAATAATCGCCGTTCATTGACACTTTACACATAAAAAAGCCCCCGGCACAAGCCAGGGGCAGAACCTAAAGCGACAATTGTCAGGAACGAGCAAAGTCGAAAGTAGGTGCTGAGGTTGGGCGGAAGCTAATTTCAATGGATTGCGCATCGTCTGGATTGACAGAGAACGATGCTGACGTAATGCTGGCAGGAACCTCAATTGAGGTGCTAGCAGCATCGGCAGGCGTTCCAGATGACAAAACGACATCTGTGTAAAGCTTGAACGTTGCTCCAACCTGCTTGCGCTGAATAACGTCCTCAATCAATCGGTTGCCAATTGTGGTGTCATCATCAGTGAAGTACACAGTGGCTGAACCTGTTCCATCCGCAAAACCAGTGATAAAGGTTCGGAACGGTGCAGTTTGACCAAGTGTTCCACCAATTGTGGTGGTGTCCAACTCTTCTCTGTTTACCTCAAATGACCACTGACGACAGTCGCCAACAGACTGAAACTCTGCAAACTTAATTGTGAACGGAGTTGATCCATCAGTGCCGTCATTGGACAACGCCAATTCACTGCCGCCAGCCGTCGCAGCAAAAGTGGCAATGCCAGTTGATGCGGTGTAAGTCCTGATAAAAACTGGAGTGTTTGCCGCCAAGCCACCTGGCAAAGTGCCTCCGGTGCCGGTGCCAAAAGAAACTTTATCGTCAACTTTAAAGTTGAGGAAAGTTCCAACGTTGATGTTGTTGCTGCCGCTGGTGACCTCTGCAGCTTTAAAAGTGCTGTCAGTGCCAGCAGGCTTGTAATAAAGGGCGCCGGACGTACCGGACAAAACAGTAGCCATGGTGATGAACGGTAACGGCTTTTTCTATCTTATTGTAAGTAGGCGTCGAAGGTCACGCTTAGCTGCGTTTGAAAGTAAGCCTCTGGCGCTGCAGGCTGAATAACCGTGGGGCCTGAAGCCGCATCAAACGTGATGTTGCTAACGGTGACGCGATCAAACAGGTCTTTTACGCGCTCAGCAATTGTGTAATTAGCGCCAGTGCCAACACCAATTGCGGTAAAAATGTTGACAACAACAACGCCGGTTTGACGGTTGAAACCTGTTGTTGGGGCCTGCAACGTTAAGTATTGATTGTCATTAAACTGAAGTTGCACTTGCACCCAGCTGTCGGCATCAGGCGGCGTAAACGGAACATTGGCATAAGCCACTTGAATCGCTGGAGAGTTTGCCATCTCCGTTGCAATCCGGCCTTCAATGGCAGCCCTAACGTCGTTGTAAGTGCTGCTCATAACCCGGCCTCAATTCGTGCCGCAAGCGTAGGGATCATCCGTTGCACACGTTTTGCTGTCGCTTGAACCCAGCCAGGCCCATTGGTTTGATAACTGCTACCTTCGCCTGGGGTTTCCCAAGTTTGGACCTCGCGTTTTGGATTGTACCGAGTAACTGTTTTCTTGCCACTGCCCGCCGCTGCGGTGGCAAGTTTGTCCGCATACGGCAAATTGTTGTAAACGATATAAGTGTTGCCAGCCTTTTCTTTGTCGTAACCAATCTTTCTTGGCTGTTCAGGATTTGGCGTTTGGTAGGAGCTTTTGCCAGCCGGTTCACCCGGAAACGTTGCACTGTTTTCGCCGACAACCCAACTCGCTTTAAATCGACCAGTGTCAACAGGGCTTTTCTGCACCAACGAGCCATAGGTTTCGGCAACAGCACGCTTAATCAGCTTGTTGTAATTGCCTTCAACATGCTTGCCGACGTGTTCAAATTTAATCCGTTGTGCCATCTTAAGACCTCAAAATTAACTCATAAGTTAATGGCGTGTTGTCCTGCTCAATCGTGCTCACACTAATGATCTGATACACAACAGAGCTAATCACAACACGATCTTTTGTCCCAGGCGTTGTGGTGACATCTTTTGCCGCCACAGTCAAACGACGATCGTCTGATTGGATCAAATCATTGACCTCAGATTGCCTTACATCTTCGACAACACCTTTCAACTCAATATCGCTTGTGCTCTCTGTTGAAGTGCCAGTTGTCGTGTTGTAAGCAGCAGGCGTAACGTAACGAATCGTTACCTCGCCACCCAGCTTGGCAATCACTTTGCTGGCCGTTTTCTCCAGAGACTTAGCGATGCTCATCAGACGCTGTAAACAACGACGTGGCCTGATGTCAGCGTAATTGAAGTGAAAATCACTCCCTCAATGCAAGCGCCGTGATGAATGTCAATTGCAGACGGTGCGCCTGATCCGTTCTCTGTGATGCTGTCAGAAGTCATCGCCGCAATCACTGAGTTCTTAAGGGCTTCAACCTTGTAGAACCTGCCGGTATGGGCAGCAGTGTCGGTGATAATCGTCGCCTTAGAAGGCGAATAACCCATGCCCATGATTAGCTCCGGCGGATTGCGATGTTGCCTGGTCCGCTAATTCTAAGGCTCGTCAAGTACCTTTCAAACATTGGCGGCACGCGATCAGCGCCAACGGCTCCAGTCTTGTCAGGCGTGACGTTCAAGCTGCCAACCTGAACTTGTTTGAAATCCTCAAGGCCACTTAGCCCAATGCCGTCAACGTTGTTCTTTAAGTAGACAGCAAGCTCAATTTGAGCGCGTTTGATCTGATCAGGAATTTCCGTGTCGGTGAAATAATCCTCTGAAATCCGAAACGGAAAGCCCGTTGAAAATGTGTTCACGTATGTATCAGGCTTTCGCACGCCAGTACGCGGCCATTGCAGTGCCTGCGTATCTGTCGCCCGTGCGCCTAAAAACCTTTCGCGATCAAGTCGCTGTGTTGCTGCTGCCAAAGCACGGTTGCGCGTGTCATCAGTGCCTGTGCTCCACTTAGAGACGTCGTCACTGCTGATCATCGCGTCTACATAAGCATCAGCTTCCGTCAGCGATATGTAGCTGTTGGCGTTTGCGTCGCCCGCTGTTGCGTTGATTGATACTGCCATCGGGCTTCACAGTAGAAGTCTTTTTTGTCGGCTTGATAGAGGCAGAGGCCGCCGCTTCCGCAGCAGCCTCACGCTCTTTCATTCGCCGAAAAGCGAACAGACCCATCAGGAGCTAGCGCCCTTCAGAGCCACATAGCTCAGCACAATGGCTTCGCTAGCAGTTGAGCCAACGTTTGCCACAGTGATCTTGAACGAGCCCGCAGCGATGCTGTTGGCTTGGACCAGATAGCTGCCAGCAGTACCGGCAGAGCTGTGATTAACCACAACCACATCAGTGGCTGAGATTTTGTCATTGTTGACTTGGAAGCTCACTTCAGCAGCGCCAGCAAGCTCAGCGCCGTTCATAGTGATCTGCCCGGACTCTGCGTTGAGAGTCACGGCAGTTGCTTTGTTGGTGGCCTGAGTGACAGTGCCGCCAGTTGCTGGGCCAATAAGGCTGCCAGCTGTTGCCTCAAAAATGGATGCCATGGTTAGTTACCTCAGTCAAGGTTGCTTGT